TATAAGACATTGTTACCGTGCATCAGTGCCGATGCAGCATGGTGACATTTAACTAATGATTTACCACCACCTGTTGTTGCCAACAATACAGTCATAGATTTGCGTGGCAAACCACCTTTAGTAATCTTGTTAAGTAATTCAATATCGAATGGAATACGCTCTTCTTTCTTATGATAAAAGTCATATCGAGAGTCATAATCTTCAAGGTAATCATGGCCGATTGATGTATCAAAATTAACAGCAAGTGAGTCACTCAAAAGTTGAGGTAAGGCACCTTTATCAAATTCTTTATCAGTGCCATCAACAACCAAAATTGCTTTACGGATTGCATTATATAAATCACGGTCTTGACAGAATTTTTCTGTTTCACCTACCAACCAATCAAAGTTAGTATTCTCATCAATTGCCATTGTATCAATTTCAGTCATAACACCTTTATAGGTATCTTCATTCAAATCTTTACGTTTATCAACGGACAGCTTGAGTGCTTCGACGGAAGGTGGTTCTTTGTAATCTTCAACATATGACGAATATGTATCAAAGATCTTTTTGATATTAGCATCCTCAAAGTAATCCGATTTAATATACGGAAATACCTTTTGAAAATACTCACGGTTAAATATAAGGTTTGTTAATACTGTTTTTTCAATCATTGGATATCCATAAGTTGAGATGATTTGTGGCGAGCAATAAGTTACCCGCCACAATATTAATTGTATTACAGATGTAAGAACTTGTCAACTGTTATTCTTCGGTATCCACAACAAGATCTTCAATTACTTCAGGTTCATCCGTTTCTTCACGCATAATACTACCTGAGGCTCCAATTGTAAAGGCTTCTTTAATATATGTTGTGAGATCAGTTTTCTCAAACATCATTAGCCAAAACTCTTTGTTATCGTTAACCTCTTTGGCACGCATCAGCTTTTCAGAAATAACCTCACCGGTTTCTGGGTTAACTGCTTCATACCAACCAACTTTTGGTTTACGGAGGTAACCACCTTTTTCAGCTACATCCATCAAACCAGACCACTTCATAATACCTCCATCCCAACTTACACTAATTGGAATTTTAGATTTTTCTTTAACATGGCGTGATTTTTCAATATTAATAACAAAGTGATAACCTTGAATTTCAGTACCAACCTTATCCTGTTGGCGACCAATAATCCAAATTGCATCAGCAGAGTAGTAAATACCAGTCCCACCTGAAACAATAGCTTTAGGAAACAAACCAATTTCCTGATAAGTATGGTTTACCGCAATCAGCGGGATATCTTTCAAATTAAGATGTGGTGTAACAATACGGAACAATGATTTCAGTGCCTTTGCTCGAGACATATCAGCAACTGATTTTTCATTCATCGCATCTTCGACTTCTTTCTTAGATGCAAGGTTACCGACTGAGTCAATGATAATACAAACATTATCTTTTTTCTCAATACCGTCCAACTGTTTCGTAACATCAAATTTGAGTTCTTCAACATTGGTGATTGGTGTATGGACAACTCGATCCATGTCAATACCAAATGATTCAAAATATGATTGAGGTGTACCAAATTCTGAATCATAAAACAACAAGATAGCATCTTTATGTTTATTCAAATATGCTGCTGCAGTTAACAGAGCAAATGCGGATTTAAAGTGTTTTGATGGACCTGCCAAAACAAGGAGACCTGGTGATAGTCCACCATCAACACGACCTGACAGCGCAACATTTACCATAGGTACAGGTGTTGGTGCCATGTCTTTCTTACCAAAAACTTTTGACTCAGATAACTGTGCCGTCAGTTTAATGGTAGAATTCTTCACAAGTTTGTCTAAAAGACTCATATTATTTTCCCTCTACAATCGTCATTAGTTTTTCTTTATATGATTGTATTTTCCCGACTCTATCGGGCCAATAGATTGTTGACTTATCTGGGTTCTTACATAGATTATCCAGAAAAGGTGTTACAGATTTGAATAAAAGTTCTAGACGATATTCAAAGTCATCGGCAGCTACTTTAGCATCATTAAGTTGATCCTCGAGTGATTGCTTTTCACTACTGACTTCTTGAATTTTTTCCTCGGCAGCAGCTTCTTTTTCCTGAAGCTCTTCATCAATGAAGCTGAAGCCGAAGTCAAAGTCTAAAACCTCTTCGTAGGTTTTACTAACCATTTGCTAGTTCCTTAAAGATTGAAAGATCTTCATCATCGTCGTCCATTGACATGGTTGTGGATGATGTTTCAGGCATTGCGGTAGGCATTGTCGGTTGAGGTGCCGACGTTGCTGCATTACCCAGGCTACTCAAATCAAGATCATCATCGGCGTCACCAACAGCAGTTGTTGGATCAGATGGTTCTTCATTCAAAGCAAGTACACGGTGTAGCTTTGCTTTCAATTCATTATAATCTTTGAAGTTCTTTGGATCAACCAACTCTTGCAGTTTATGCTGTTGGTTCCAGATAGCTTCGATTTCTGCATCATCTTCGGCAATAGGTGACGGTGAATCAAATTCTGATTTGTCATAGTTTGGATATCCTTCAAACTTACGGATTTTCAAACGGAAATTTGCACCTTCCCAAAAATCAAATGGGTTTACTGGTGTTTCATCCTCGAACTGAGGGTTCATCATATCATTCAGTTTGTCGAAGATCTTTTTACCGAATTGGTACATAAAGACCTTGCCGTCATTATCAGGGTTTGCGCTGTCTTTTACAATAAGGACATTGGCAACATACTTCAGACGACGCTTCTGTTTGCGTGCCTGTTCTTTATCGGACTCAATACCTGAGTTCCACAATTTTGAATTAAATTCTGAAACCGGGTCATCCGCACCGATTGTTGTTAATGAGTTTTCAATGTACCACAGACCTGTTGGGCCTTGAAAACCGTGATCCCAAATACGAACGAATGGCATTTCTTCACCTTGAGGGGCAGGCAAGAAACGAATGATAGCAAAACCATTACCCGCTTTGTCACGTGTTGGTTTCCACATTTTACCTTCATTGGGATCAGAGTAGCTCTTTTGAGAAATCTTGTCGAGCTGTTGGTTCAATTTATTTAAAGAACTTGAACGATTCTTTTTGAGTGCATCAAATGACATAGTCATATACGTATCTCCTTAATATTGCTTTGTATAGCGTTTTGTGTTGCGAAATGTAGTTAACATCAGTTAACCAACTATTTATATCAGAAAAACCGATCACGGATGATATCCTTGAACTTTTTTTCATTTATTTCCAAGAACGGTCTGTATTTCTTGGATAATCTAATTATATCACGAGCAACGATTTTGTCAACCAAATTATCATCCCAATAAGGAAAAATGTTTGATAAATTGGTAATTATTGTAAACGTCTCAAGTGATATTTGCTTTTGTAAATATAGACGTAAGATATGCGGATGCTGTCCGTCTGGTGTTACAAAATTTGCTTGGTAGTTATCGTCAAGTTTACTCAAATCAGATTTAAAAGTATAACTTAACGCATCCATCTTTTTGCGCCAATCAACGTATCGCTCATCACCAATGTCTTCAACAATATCACGTATCCATGAATTAGGATTAACAACCATATTAGCCAACAATTGATTTATTGGCTCATCCTTAGTTGACAATTTGTGAAAGAAGAAAACATCGTTACGTGTGCGATATGTTTCAAATTTGGCTCTTACTTTACCACGATATTTTTGATAGTCATAACCGTCCGTGGTAAAGTGTTTTTTCATTGCAAGATATTTTATATAGAGCTGAAAAGTTTCCTCATTTGCAAAGCTCTGTGATGTCTTTATCATCTTTTTCAACCAATCTCAATTGCACAGCTTCTGATCTGAGTTTCTCTTTAAGTATTGATGATTTCTTTACGATATCAGCAACTGCCTCGATTTCTAGATTATTCTTGCGTGCATATTCAACTAACGCATCAATATAATTTACACCGTTGGCCAGCATGTCCGCAATTTCATGGTGGATTTTTTCAGGCGACCTTGGCGGTGTAATCATTTGTCTAAAGTCCCAACGCGTGTCTAATTTCATTTTTCTTATGGTCCCTTCCCATTCTATAGGCTGTCCAAAAAAGCATTACATCTTTCTTGTCCTCATAAACTATGTTTCCATTAATTTTCACAAAAGGTTTATCTTTCATTTGAATTTCAACACCATAAGTATTACCGCGGATTTCAGGTATGTTATTGTTATCCATTTAATGTCTTAATCCCACTGATCCAATTGTCAGCCGCATCCTCGACATAGTGGATAGATTTTCCTTCAAAAGTTTCACGTTTAATTTCTTGTGCTTCCGAGAAATAACGAATAGAATATGTTCCTTCATTATCTTTATGAATTTCAGCACGATACATCAATTTATTGCGTTCGCCTAGTACGTGTTTAACATACATCTGTTTTCTCCTTTTTAATATGAGTTATGTTTGAGCTGGCCTTTTTAGACCCGCAAGACTTACAATAATGTAAAGTAATTAAATACCTATGGTTATCAAACTCAGCTATTGTTTGATTCCTTACAATATTAATATTATCACAGCATCCATGTATTGTCAACCGTTTTCTTCCTCTTTTGTTTTATATTGCCATTCATCAGTGTGGCCAACCGACCATTTGGGTTGATCTTCTACTGCGTAGTTTTGAGTACACACTTTAAAATCAGGTCGTTTCAAATCAGCGGGTGTTAATGAGCTGTCTCGCCATATAACTCTGTTATTTGGTTGTGCGGCAAATTGTCCATTGTCAAGTCGGATAACATTGAATGATTTGTGCTCGGGATCTTGCTCACTGAAATTGGTGTCAAGGATAGACTTGTCGCGGTGGGCATTGTCAATAGTGAATTCGTATTCGCCACCGTGCATCTTTTTGTCTTTTCCAAAAAACTCGCATCTGCACAAGATTGGCTTTTGAATAACAGTAATATCATAATCAAAACAATCCCAAAGCTGAAGAACATCAAGCGGGAGGTGGTCGTCAGGATTGAACTCTGTTTTCCAGACAAACGCTGAAATCGGTAGTTTATCATATAGTGCTCCATAATCAGTAAGCAGTGTTTCAAAATATAATGCTTTTGCCTGTGTTGATTTGACGCTGATCCAAATACCTGGAGTCAAATTACCCCAGCTTGGATGACCTGGTTCTAAATCATATAGATATTCCATCTTAACGTATACCGCAACTGGCGGTAAAGGATGTACTAAAAATGCCATTTAAATTTCCTCAAATAAAACATTGTTGACATAAGCATCTTTATCTTCTTCGGATATACCCATTGCTAAAATGGATCGGTGCAAATGTGGATTAAGCTTTTGATTTTGGCAATACTTATTTAATAGATGTGTTGTTTCACGCCGACTGTAAAATGTGTTATCATCAAGGTTATCGAGATAATAATCTACCAAATCAGTTGTCACTTGTATAAACTGATTAAGCTCATCATCAGTATTAATATTACCAACCGCAAGCATATCACTTGAAAAGATTTCTTTTGCCCACGGTGGTAATTCACGTGGTTTATTCCATTCTAGGTTAGCAACTCGCCGTTCCATATAATCATGGTAAGGATGTGCAAAACCTAACAATGGTGAAAAGTCCATAAATGATCCTGTAATCTTTTTGGGACCGGCAACAATATCAAACCCAAGAATAGGTAATTCAATATTTGCTTTTGGAAACACGTTAACGTGCATCAACCATAAACCTTTACCGTTTTCTGGTACAATGGTTTTCAAATGCGCTTTGTAGATTTGATCTGAATTCCAAAAGGTATCAGTCCATCCAGGAAAGTGCATATCATCAGTATATTTTTGGTTATCATATCGCTTAAACTTATTATCAAATGAATTTGATATGTATTCAGCATAGCTGTTAAGCCGATCCCATAGTGGTGTCATTTCTTTCTGCGTGCCCTTTTCAATTTGGCATATGCGTTTAGTAAGCGCGTTTCTCTTACTTGTTTCAACATTTTCCGCCTTCGCCTTGCGCTGATACTTCTTGAAAGTCGATCTGCACGTTTCTTAGGTTTAAGGTTAATATCTTCTAATGCGTTATCTTGCATTTGATTCCTCCTTAGAATATGTTGTATTATAGTATTATTTTATATCACAAAACTTGGATTGTCAATTATATTATGACAATTCATCAAATAATTTTGAGGCAAATTCAAAACACTTTTTTGCCTCGGGTGCCATGCTATCGTCAAGAAGTTTTCTAAACTCTGAGATAAGCAATTCTTTATCACCTTCAAACTCATACATAGTACCTGAGCCCGGTGCTTTCTTTTTGATTATTTGTCCACCGTGTAGTTCACCAAAATGCCTAGTATACATATGGGCAAGCAAACCATGATTGTTTTCAGATTCGGCAAGTTGACCAATATGGTTTTGGTATTCTTTTACGGATGTTGGTAATGCCGATGGGTGGGCAAATCCGTGTAGTTTTTCGAGTTCCTGCATATCAGCTTTGATACGGTCCGCTCGATATATAGCATTGAGATTAGGTGGAATAATAACAGCATTTTCAAGTGGTGTATAATTGTGCCATTGGCAGACCAGGAATATATAATATTCGTAGTCCGATAACTCGCCTCTTAAAAGCTTACGAGCAAATGCCCGCCGTTCTGCTGCTTGATGATGATCCCACGTTAATTTTTTCAACTCGTTGCTCATTATAAATTTCCTCCGTGGTATGATATAGTTATTTATAATGAAAAAAGGGGTGACAAATTAATGCCACCCCGTCTAAAATTTATACAATATTACTTTTTAAAATGCGAATGTCGCTGTTACAGATGGTGCATATGTTTCTGCATCAATGTCATAGTCAACAGCACCTTTTAGATCAATACCACCTAGGTCATATGTATATGAACCACCGATATTTTGTGCAAGATCATCCTGGTCACCTGCAAGATATGCAGTCAGGCCCATTACAGTAGCATCTGCTTCAAAAGCAATGTTCTCTGACGCAGAACCGTATGTTGCGGCACCACCTAGACGAACACCGTCAAGCATTCCTGCTGTATCAGCGCGGCCACCAACTACCCATTCTTTGGAATCAATGTTATAATCACCTGCTGCAGTTAAATTAGCAATACCAACGTTCAGATCGTATGCACCTTGTACGTTAGCAATATCAGTTACGTCCGTACCGATATCAGTAAATGCCAGCGCAACGGTTGCACTACCTACACCGAGAGACAAGCTTTCAGCTGCCATTGTTGGTTCTTCAATTGTCGCACCAGATTCTGTGTCAAACCAAATGTTACCTTGGTCACCAAAAGACATTGCAACTCCTGCAACATTAGTGCCCATTGACCAACCGTCAAGTGTTAGATCATTATCAGAGTCAACAACAAATTCCATTGAACCTGTTGCAGCGCCGTTTGTCAAAGCGCCATCAAAACCGAATGAAGTAGTTGCACCCCATTTATCATTCAGACCTTCAGCGATTACTGTTTCAATTTCGCCACTAAGTGTGACTGCTGGTGTTGTTGCTTGATCTGCAAATGCCGCTGTACCCGCAAATACAAGGGCTGTTGTTGATAGAAATTTGGTCATATTACTTCCTTTATTATTTGTTAAAAATGTGCCACATTTTCTGTTGCTAGGTAAGTGGCCAACCCCCTTTGATTACGCCGCTAGGGCAAATCCAGATGGTTTATAATTGTCATTTGCAATTAAAATTTTTGGCTTAATAACGTAGGCCAACACGGTAATCTACTCTCATCTCTTCATGTCCGTCGATCCTATTTCGACCCCATCAAAAGCACACTTGCGAAGTCTTTTGTTATAACCACGCTTAATCTTCTTGCGTTCACCTGGTTTCCAATGATAGTAATTTTTAGCCTTCTTGCTTAGAGCATCAAACTCATCGCCGCCTTGCATTTTAATACGTGTCTTCATTGTGTTTCCAAATGTGCTTATGGTGGAGTCGCCGGGTACCGCCCCCGGGTCCGATCCATGCGTTGACTTGTATCAACGATTACTAGATATATATAAACTATTTTGCGGAAATGTCAACCAAATAAAATTTTTGATTATTTTTAGTGACTTAAATGATACAGCTATTCGTTAGGTATTTCAATATTAGGTAATTCCCAACCTGACATACCTTCGGCAGGCGTATCTTCAATCTGTGGATTGTTTTCACCATCAGTTACGTAAGTTTCATCAGTTACCAAAGAAGTTTCATAGTCATGCGGATTACCTTTAATAACTCCTTTAGCACCACCTGGTATGATAGTATCTGATATATCAAGGTAATCACCAGAAGATAATGTCCGCCCATCTTCAAGGACTACACCGACAAAGTCTCCTTCTTCACTATATGTGTACTCAACAACAGCAAACTTTGATGGAAAGATAATGGCATTTTGAGCAGAAGTAAAATGGTCAGGAAAATTAGTATCAGCTTCATATATTGAATCGGGATCAAAAGTTACTCCATCAACCGCTGATACTCGAGCGGCAATATTACTAACTGACTCTCGGTTCATTCCTTTAAATGTGAATATACGAAAGCCATCATCAGATGTACCGGTAAGCTCAACGCTATGACAGCCCAAGCTTAAACCCCATTCTTTAATTTCAATATCAGGAACAGGCACCCCGTTTCTATCCGGGAGCCTGATCTCAAGTTCTGCTATATATTCTTTTGCCACTATAAACTCCTTTAGTTTATTTATGCAGCAACCTTGTTCATTTCAGGACGGAAGGCAAATGCTACAAAACCAATAGGAGCAACAACAATTACCTGACCTTCTTCATCAACGATAAGATCACCGACTGATAGTGAGTGCATACGAGAAAAGCGAGTGATTGCCGACTCAGGACCCATATTACCAATTTCAAATACATCGTTTGCACTGTCAGCTTCAATGTTAGCAACGTGAGTATAAAACCCGGCAGTAAGTGCCTCGTCTGCCAAACCACCAATTTTGTGACCAGCAAAGTCAAGATTCATTTTATTCCGAGCTTCAAATGCTGGTACAGTTTCGCCTGCGTTTACTTTGTCGGCGATTTCACGAGTCATTTGAATTTGATATACTGAATAGTTCATGGTGTTTTCCTTTTGTTGTTGATTCTAATATAACTGATTCGACAGCAAATGTCAATGGTTAATTTAAGTTAAAAAGAAATTAACCCCAATCTTTAAAATCTCGAACGATTACTTCATTATACTCATACCCAGCAAAGTACGCATCTTTTTCAATATCAGTCAGCTCAGCAACGACTTCAGACAGTCCAGTATCACCAACATAGTAATGAGGTCGACAACCGCGCCCATAGTAACTATCCGCTGAGCCGCGGTCAAAAGGCCCTCCATGACGTGTATCATCAGAACCAAATTCTACATCATATACACGGCCTTTAAATTCAAAGGTGTCTGATTTCGCACAATACCTCATCCTACAACCTCCATACCATCGTTATTTGCTTGAAGCCAACCACGGTCAATAGCATGAAGAACAATAATATTTTTATAGTGTTCGGATAGCCAAATACCTTTTTTAACAGCCCATGTTTTCATATCAGACTGAACCATAATAGATTGCTCACCTTGAACAGGCATAGCTTCAATACGATTCATTTCTTCTTCGGCTATTTCAAAGCCATTGCGGGTTTCTTGAATCCAAGGTTCCATTATTATACTCCTAAAACTTCAGTTTCTGCCAAGACAGCAAAGCATTCATCAATATAAGATGAAGCATACACACCAGATAAGTCCATATACATATCAGACTCAACAAAATTCCAAAAATCAGTTGAACCAAAACCAGGACGAAGATTAAAGTCGTTACGGATTGCTTTGTCAAAGCTTTCAATTACGTCGGCTTTAATCATTGCGCCGTTATGAAGATGTGCAATTCTTGACATTTGGTTTTTCCTTTGTTTACCTTATATAAACAATATAACTGATTCTATACTAAATGTCAATAGTTAATTTCTTTTTAAACCAAATTAATTCCTCACCGCGGTAAAAAAAGTATCCCATGCTTGTCCTTCCGCAAGTTTCATACATCTATACTCGGAATACATATCAGCAATCCATGTATCAAATAAACTTTGACGCATAAAGGCATAGTCAAACCTGATAGAATCAATATCAATAAATTTGAACTTAAGTTTATCCAAATCTTGTATGATAAGGTTCCCAGGGTTTAAGTCATAGTGATAGCAGTAATATGTATCCTTAAGATCCAAAGAATATTCGGCAAATGCTGAGGTGATTTTTTGTGATATGCTAAGTAACTTTTTTAAATCGTTAAGTATAGTTCCACTCGACCGCTCATATTTAATTTGCTGTGGAGTCAAACCTTCAACCGCTTCCATAACAATTTTCTTACCTGGTACAAAGTCTATAAGTTCTGGTGTTATGTCGGGAAATTTATTATATAAGCCATCATATAGCATTGCCCATTCTTCATTTAAATGGTGCCGATGGTGTTTAAATTCTTTTATATAATATGTCCCATCAAATGATACTGTATTATGAGGGTGGGATCTCATTATTTCCATAATATACTTTCTTGTTAATCGTAGTGTCCTCCAAGGACTGCAACTCTTTTAACATCTTCATTTAGCATTTCTGCTTCACGGATTTTCCAGGCGTGTTCAAAACCGGTTTCGTGGATATAGTTTTCATTGTTATTCCACAACCTTTTGAAATATGAGTCATAGATATACTCGACTGTTTTATCACTTTCGGATCGGTCAATCAACTGACCCTTTATCATCCAATTCATTCGGTTGGCTTCTTTACGTACAAATGGACTGCACATTGTGGGACCTCCTCTATAAAATAATATTTATGTCTGAAGATCCCACTATTTATAATGTTACCGTTAACATCGCATTAATGAAACATAATGTTATGTAGGATTAATAACATAATGGACCAATAATACAAGAGCAACTGAAGCTCCAAGTCCTACCATCATCTTACCAAAGTCTTTAGCAACTAATGGGAATACTGATTTTGTTTTCTTTTTGCCAAAGTATGTAGCCATAGCCAATTCACGGCCTGCGAGCAAACCAACGAATACCCATGTTGTACTCATAGGAATATCATTGAGTTCTTTAAAGAAATATAAACATAACCAATAGAATAAATCAATCAATGTCGCCGATCGTACGTATCGAGTGTTATGCTTTTCCAAAACGATCTTTTGGATTTTACCGCCTTTTTCTCTAAACATAAAGAATAGGCCAGCAACAAACACAACGCTGATAAACACCATTAGGTCTACAGGAATGGCACGTGGTAGGAATACCGCAATGTTAGCAATATCGTGAGATAACCAAGTAAACCATAATCCACCTGTTGCTACCCATTGGGCAACACGCCAAAACTTCTTATTGCTTTCAGATACCGGTTGAGTTTCGTCGTACCATTTACCAAAATACTTATGGATAGCAAACCACACCGCATAAGCAAAAGCCGCGGCTACACCATAACCCATAATTGATTTCATAAGCATTTTTTCCAACACAAAGGTTGAAGCAAATACTGATAAGACCAAAAACGATGTTGAAACCGGAACACCCATTCGTGTTAATGCTACAAGAATAGCTGGGGCTGCGGCATGATACCATTGTACTTCCTGGAATGGGATCTTATTCAAACGGCCGTAGGATATATCACCGCCATTCATATACCAACCATACCATAGTGTATATAATAAAACAGCGGATGCCGCTGCCCATAATACTTTAAAGTTAAATCTCTCATTGTTAGATGCCATCCAAGTACCGAGCGTTTGTACTGAATCGTTTGCTATAACTGCATACGCAGCAAGCAGGAAGCCGACAAGGCTCCACATAGTGAGTAATTCCATTTAGTTCTCCTTTTTGCTTGACGGCTTTACCCCGTCGCTCGCATTAAAAAAGACAAGGTATTTACCACCTTGCCTTAAATTATTTATTATAGAAACCTCAAAGTTTTGTGACAGTAGTGTAAAACTTACAGCGCTTTATCTAAATTACCATGATTACCTTCGTGGCTAGGTGCTGTCCATCCAGAAGGTTTCAATAGATCTGGAAGCCCAAACGGATTAGGACGCCCCGGCTTAATTCCAGGCTCTTTTGCCATGTTAGCACTATAAACACGATCCCAAGCGTCATTAGCATCAACACCAAATACGTCGAGAGTGCCAATAGCAAAAACGCAAAGGTCAATAAGACCATCAACGATCTCTTCAGAATCTTTGTCAAACAGAGCGGCATCAATCGTTTCATTTAATTCCTCCGTGCACATTTTTAGGCGAAAGCGCAAATACTTCGCCATAAGATCCTTATCACCTTTGTTTGCTTCAAACCAGTCACGCACACCAAACTTGTTATGCATCATGTAAATATCATTTGCCCAATCAGTCATTATTTAGTACCTCATTTTTTAAAATTGCAATCTTATCTTTGATTTGTAGCCGTTTCTTTTTAGCAATAGTTATATATTTGTCTGGTGCATTTTCGGCTTCGAGTGCTTCCACAACAGTATTCTGATACCGCCATGCTGCCTCAAGTGTATTAAGCTTTGTGTTGTTCATGGTGTTACCTTTATCCAAAGAAATCTTCAAGTGTGTTAATTTTTTCAGCATTCCAACCAATCGCATCAAGGATTGATTCAATCGGACTGAGGAACACCTTTTCAAATTGTTTATCATAGTCAATGTAGTTTGTCAACTCAAATTCTTTAGGTAATGCTCCTGGAAACGAAATAATGTTTTCACGGATAGGATTTGGCATTTTCAAGTAAACAAACTTGATCTTGTCACCACCAGCAATTGAGTCATACCGTTTATTTAGTCCTAGCTGTTTGAGATGATTGTTGTATAGAATACAACCACGAACGTGCATTGGACAACCTTTCTTATAAGAACCTTTTACTTTGTACTTATCAATGTTATCGGTACCGCTGTTACGCCCGATGTCTTCAGGTTTAAGTGTTCGGAATTCTTCACGGAAATCCTGGATGAACTGCTGCATTGCTTCTTCACCTTCATTCATAATAACTTTGAATGATTTTTTGAGTTTCTCACGGCATACCTCAGGTGTTGATGAGCGTACTGATTCTAAACCTGTAACTGAAATCTTTGGTTCTTCATAGTGAACACCTTCGGAATTCAGTGTATTCATAATGTACCGTTTCTTAGCAATAAACACCGACTTATCAGTAATCTTTTCTCGTTTCATACCCATTGCTTGGCGATAGGCACCCATCTTCTTTGCGAGTTCTTCATAACCAGCATCAATTACTGGTTCAATTTTCATTTGGCAAACTTTGTCAAGGAACTCCTCGCCTTTCTTACGGTCAACATCAACAGTACCAAATGCTGATTCTACAATCGGCGCCATATCAACATAGATTGAGTCGGTATCAATATATACGATATAGTCAGTATCAGTTTTAAGGATCTTGTTGAGATAATTGTTTACTGACTTTTGAGCATACCGAATAGACAATTGACCTGAGGTTGTAATTGCTTCAGCCATATCGTTAATATAATATAGGAAGTAAACATTTGCCATAGCACCATATAGTGAGTTCATACTAATTTTGATAGCCATCTGTGAGTTATGTAATTGGTTTGCTTTACGTTTCAATTGTTCTTTGATAGCAGGATCGGTTGCATTCTCGAGTTCTTGTTCAACACCGAGCATTTCTTTTTTGATGATCTTACGATTACCATAATACTCATTAATGATTTCAGGAATAATGCCGATATGCTCATTAGTAAAACAAGCACCATTGGCAGCAACGGACATATTCTCACGGCTTGATTGATATTTACCACTCAATACCATATCCTGTGATACGTTTTCACGCTCATCCTCAAGGTAGGTTTCAGGTGACATATTATATTGTAGCATCAAGTGCGGATACAGTGAGTTCAAATCAAATGATACAATCCATGGGTGCATACCAACTCTAGGATCTTTTACATAACCGCCAACCAATTCTCCAGCACGTTGACCTGGACCACCTTTGATTGGTGGGATACGTTTTTCTTTAATCAGTTTACGATACAAGGTTGTTTCCCAAATACCAACTGTACCAAATGCATCACCATAGTTAACACCGCCGCCATATGCAACGGTCATAACCAATTCAAGTAATGATGTTTCATCTTCAAACCGTTGGATCAGCCAAGTATCTTTAAGGTTATAGTCGAGATATAGTTGAGGATTTTGCTCATACAAATTAGTTAGGTTACCGTATTCAGAGTAATCCATTTTCTTTTCACCAAGCACAACATATGCAATATGGTCAAGTTTCCATGATTCTTGTGGGCCGTACTTGTAACCAAATTTCTTGAAGGCATCCATATAGTCGACAACGGTAATTCCGCTGATACGATATGATCCTTGATCTTTACCAAAGAACTCACGGGAATACGGTCGGACCGAACGCCACGGTGACAATTCTTTAACCTTTTCTTCACCTAATAGGTTTTTCATACGAGTAATAATATATTGAATGTCAAAGAATTCAACATTCCAACCTGTAACAATATCAGGATAGTCATTTACCCATATACTAATAAACCGTTTGAGTAATGCTTCTTCGGTATCAAACTGCATCCACAGAATATCATCAGTATCAATATCAGTTAAGGTCTTGTGCTTATCATATTCTTTTCGGCCAAGCAAGTGATATGTGTTTGACTTTGAAGATTTATATGCGATGGAAGTGATTTCCTTGTCCGCAGTATCCATGTTAGGATACCCATCAGCAATATCCACCTCAATATCAAAACTGACAATGTTAATGAGCGTTGGATCAAATTTAATTTCATTAGGATACTTTTCTTGAATAAATTGTGAGACATAATTTGTATTACCACATATCTCAAGTCCGTGAACACCTTTATACTTTTCGGTGAACTCCTTGGCATCTTTCATACTATCTTGCAACATTGGCTTGATTGGTGCCTTTGTAAACAGTGACTGGTATTCTGATTCTTTTTGTTGTGTGGTGATATACAGAGTTGGTTGATACTTTACTTTGCGTTCAAACCGTTTACCGTTTTCATAACCGCGCCATAGGATGGTATTACCGAAACGCTCAACTGAGGTGTAAAAATTAGACATGGATATCCTTTCAATGTTATGTCTATACTATAACAGATTTCCGTTTCTGTCAACTACTTTTTTGTCAAATATATCATCCAACAGGAACCCCAACCGATTGGCCATTTGCCTTTGATCCATGAATCATTCCACATCTTTATTTTATGTTCAGGTTTAAGGAAATTCAATTGAAATCCCGCCTGTTGTAATTTTGGTAGTAGCTTTTCTCTCATTTTGATAAACATATCAGGTGCAGACGGTGATGCATCAAGGTGCACTTCCATTGCAATGTGTTTTACGTTATTTGATAGAAAATCCCAATTCTCCTCATTAAACATATTGAACTCGCCACCTTCGCAATCAACTTTAAGATAATCTAGGTATTGTATTTCAAGGCGTTTAATCAATTCTTTAAATGATAACATAGGAACACTACCTTTATCAAAGTCGCCAAACCCGTTTTCAATATTTCCACCGACAAACGCATTCGTAACAGACAGAGGGCTTGTCTTTTTATTTACGATATGCGGCATAGCATTATGAAAAATGGTTTCAATAAGAATAGGGTTTGGCTCTACAGCATATACCTTTGCTGCTCCTTGATCCAGTGCTTTGCAGGTAAACATACCATTACAAGCACCGATATCCATAACAATATCACCAGGCTGTACCTTGTACCACCAGTCATATGTGTTCTTAACAAAGAATTCATCATATAAGGTTAGTGATGTTTTTAAATCATTAATGCCATTAACTGACATACCGTTGTGGAGTGTTTTTATATTCATGCTGTGATCTCACTAAAATTCTTTATTTTCTGAAAACGGATATGGGAATCAAACTTGTCTCCAAACTGATGACCCCGATGACTAATAACAAAAATATTATCATCTGAATTAAGATTGTGTAATGTATCAATCAGATTTTCAATACCTACCGAGTCGAGTGCACCGT